AGTAGAAGACTAGCGAAGCTCTGCTTCCCTAACCATGCACACTACTTCAAACGAGTTAAAGATGATGGACGAGCAGAAGCCGCACTCATTGGATTGTATGCAAAAGAAAACTTAATCTAAGGAGAACAACATGACTGTTACACAGAAAAATGAAATCAAATCTCATCTCAAGATGGGCTTTAGAATCACAGCAATTGATGCACTAGATAAATTCGGATGCTTTCGATTAGCAGCACGAATCAAAGAGATTAGAGATGAAGGTATGCAAGTTGATAAAGTGATGGTCAAAACCATTAGCGGTACTCATGTTGCACAATATTATAATCCATCAAAGGTACGCACATGACATACAAAACAACCAAGCTCAGTGATGCAGCACGCCCTTCTGTATGGGACGCACATGTCTCAAAAGCAGCAAGCTCTCCTGTTATGGCCCGTGAGTACAAGAAGTCTGGCTATGTCTTAGACAGCGACAAGATTATGGCACAGCGTATTCGCAATGGTGAACCTATCGGTGAGCCATACCTCAAAGGTGAAACTAAGAAGCGCCTCAAGAAATTTCAGAACCTATCAGAAGAGCACTTCGAAAAGTACGGAAAGTACGAATGACGTAACGTCACTTCGTATTGCCTAAGCTGCACATAAGCAGTAGGCTAATAACTGATAACAAAGGAGAACAACATGGAACGCAAAGGTTTCATAGGTGGTTCCGACTGCGTAAAGATAATGCAGGGGAACTGGCTAGAGTTATGGCAGATAAAGACAGGCAGAGTTGAGCCTGAAGATTTGTCTCGCAATCTTGCAGTGCAGATGGGCATACAGACTGAAGAGTTTAATTTGCTCTGGTTTGCGAATGAGTATGACTGCACTCTTACTGACTTCCAGAAAACATTCGAAGAAAAGATTAGATCAGTACCAGTTAAGGGTACGGTTGACGCTATGGTAGGGGACTCTATTGAGGACTCTATCGTAGAGGCCAAGCACACCAACTCATACAATACTTTGGATAAAGTAATTGAGTATTATATGCCGCAAGTGCAGCTATACATTCACCTAGCAAAAGCTGAAGGCGCTCATATGTCTGTTATCTTTGGCAATAATAAGTGGGAGTCAGCTCATGTCAGACGCAACGAAGAGTATTTCAATTCTATGTGGGCAGTGGTGTCGGACTTCTGGGGTTACGTGCTTCGCGATGAAGAGCCAGTTGGTAATGACCAGCCGATACAACTTAGCATTGACAAGGTGTCGGTGGACAACATGGTCAAACGTGACGCCACGCAAGACAACCACTTCAATGACGCAGCCTACACCTACGTCACTTTAGAAGCAGATGCCAAAGCATTCGAGTCAGCTAAAAAACAAATCAAAGATATGGTTGGCGATAATGAACGTGAAGTTTACTGCAATCATCTAACCGCAAAGCGCGACAAGCGTGGAGCTATTCGTATCACAAGGAGAACAACATGACTGACACAGCAATCAAAGCGCTGCTCAAAGCGCAGCAAGCAATGGAGTCTGTAAAGAAAGACAGCCTCAATCCACACTTCAAGAACCGTTATGCCTCACTTGAGGCGGTAATTGACGCTACGTCAAAGGTGTTCCAAGAGAACGGGTTCGTTGTCATGCAGCCGTGTGGCCGCGACGAGCTTGGCATGTATGTCGAGACAAAGATACTTCACACCTCAGGAGAGGCGTTTTCAAGCAGGGTTTACCTTGTCTTGAGTAAACAGGACATGCAGGGCTTAGGCAGCGCTATAACGTACGCTAGGCGCTACGGCTTGCTAGGGATGGCTTGCCTTGCACCGGAGGATGACGATGGCAACATGGCAGCTAAACAATCTAGCGGTGTTCAAGTGACCAAAGGTCTATCATCAGAGAATCCATCTGCTCCATCAGGCGGATGGTAAACCGAGGGGGTTAATTCCCCAATTAACATAAGGAGCCAGAAGCATGGCAGATACATACGACGATACCAACCGGGGCGCAGCGTTCACGCCATTCCCTACACAGCAAATGATCTTGCAAGGTAAGCTCAACGTCGAGGGCAACGACAAGAAAGTTATGCTGGTTAAAGACCAGACGCGAGATGGCAAGCCTGTCATTGAGATGTATGAAAAGATTGGCGTGTTCTTTGACAACGATAAGAAAGGTAATGAGTCAGCTCCCGACTACAGCGGCCCGCTTGGTGATACAAAGCGTCTTGCCGGATGGAAGAAGATGAAGGATGGTAAGCCTTATATGTCGTTTCAAGTAAGCGAGAAAATGTCAGGTGGCAGCAAGCCAACAACTGATCCCTTGCAAGGTGATGACATACCGTTTTAGAAAGGAGGTGTTCTCCTATCAACTGGTCAGCCTTCGGGCTGGCCTTTTTTAACTGAGGAACAAACATGCAGGGAACAGAACTTAGCAAGTGTATCAACGCAGCAGAGATGGGGCTAACGCAGAGAGAGGCGTCCACCTTATTAGACATACCTTATTCAACTGTTAAAGAACTTACGAATAAATATGGTATAAAATTCGTATGCCCTAGAAGGAAAGCCAATGAAAGAAGAAACCTCCAAAGCCCTAGAAAGAGCGAAGCGTCTACTATCAATCATGATAAAGAAAGCAGACAACAATCAACGCCCAAACCTAAAGCAAGAACTAGAAGAAATAAAAGCTCTGATAGAGATAGCGCAAAAAGAATAGATGAAATCTACAGCAGCAATCTTCCTAGGACAGAGAAGTATGAGCTTCTATATGCTGAAGCAGTATGGACCTTCGAGCAAAAGATGATTGATCTAAAGATGCGGCCCCCGTTTCCTGTTAAGAAAAACTATACACCAGAGAATGCTTCTAATGCAGCAATAAGAAAGCAACGAGAGCAATCAATTCATCGACGCCAAATAATAATGGATTGCTTTAAAGGCAACGAAACAAAAGTAGCTGAGGACATTACCAGAAAAACAAAGCTGCCACTTCGTATATCCAGCCAGATGCTAGACCTTATGTATAGAGACGGAGTGCTTAACAGAGAGCGAGTTCAAGTTGGAAAGAACAAGCGCAACAGCGTCTATCATTACTCAAAGAATTAATCGTGTGGGTGGCCGTTGATATTTAAAAGTTGGCGCTTTTTGGTAGCAACGTCATCCGAGGTAAACAACCGCCATCCCCGTGGATAAGCTGATTTGGATTGTGATGATAGCCACCCACTCGATTCTTATACTACTAACTCAAAATGAGGTCCATCAATAAATGGCCTCCGACCCTGTGATCTGCGCAAATCAATGTAACTATTCATTGCATCTTCCATATTGCCCTCATCATACTGAGCAATGTTTGGAACAGACCAAGCAGCGCCCCAGATAATCGGAACATCAACAGCGCGGGCGCCCTCTGCCATAGCGTCAGCAATCTCATCATAGAGATTGAGTTCCCATCTACCTCCATCAACGTAAGCCATGAGGTCTACAGCCAAGCCATCAATATGCTTAGACTTCATTGTTTGACTAGCACCCTTAGCAACAAGAGCCTTCTGCTCCTCGATTGTGCGCAGCCCACAGATCACAGAAAAATCTTGCTTAGTCACATTGATTGCATACTTAACAACAGCAACCATACGCTCATCAACACCAATCAACCTATCAAGGCTGCGCTTACCTAACTTGTAACTCATCGTTTGAATCCTCTTATTGTTCTAATTCCAAAGCTGGCAGCTATACTAGCATAACAGCTCCATTGAAACCACTGAGGCGCAGCTTCAATATTAGCGAAGCCCTCCTTCATATAGGGCTGAAGCGGAGGCACAAATGAACATACAATTATAGCTATGAAAGCTATGGTCCACGCCTCATCTTTCCAAGAATTATTACTGGCTTGTATTGCAGCTTGCTCCCAGCCAATCTCACCAGTAGCAATCTTCATCTTAGTTTCTGCTTCAGCTTTCTTAACGGCAGTCTTCCCATCAATATAACTAGCAGCTAGACCGCCAAGCGATCCTATGATTTGACCAATCATTTCTTAGCCTCCATTGCATTGAATCCAAAGTAACCAACGACCACACCGCTAGCAGCTACCACATACACGCTTGCAATATCGGCAATGAGATCGGCAGCAGTGTCTAAGCCCAACGCAGAGGCCCCTACAATGGCGAAAGGGTAGAGCAACATACCAGTGGCGCAAGCCATAGTTAAACGGCGCTGTGTATCCCGCTTTGCATCAGCATCAGAAAGCTCACGCCAACGATCCTCAAGTGCTAACTTCTGCCACTCAACCTCGTCAATGGTGCCATCCTTGTTTACGTCATACTTGTCAAAAGTCATATCAATCTCCTGTGCTAACCTTAAAGCAGTACAAATATTCGTTAGTCTTTGTCACAAGAATAGATGCTCTTTGCTTTTCCTCGAAGCAAATCTTCTCAGAAGGATATTGACCAACCTCAAAGTGAGAAACGCCATTCTCTAACTGAAACCAGATCAACAGCCACATCACCACTTGCCCTGATAACGACCAAGATAATACAGCCCTGTCACTACACCAGCACCAGCAATCGCAAATATGACTGAGCCAAAGACAAAGTTGATAGCGTTGTCTATCATCTCTTGTTTTTTGTAAGCCTCTTCTCTGCGTATCTTTCGCATCTCACCTTCAATAGCGAGGACTTCCTCCCAAGCAGAGGGGCCATATGTCCAAGAGATATGATCTTTAATCTCCTTACGCATGGATTCCATCTTCTTCTTATGAGCAAAGATCTCAATAGCATTTGAGCTATTGTCAGACATCATCTTGTAGAAGGGAGGGTTCTTTGTCTTGTCTTCAGCGTACTGAAAATCAGAAAAAGCGGAGCCCCATTTAGCTAGGGTTCCGCTCATTTCTTGTATGTCTTTGCCAGCACTAATACCCTGCTTGAGAATATTAAACGCACTGGTGGCTAGACCGACCGCTGTTACCGGGTCAATCATTTTGTCAGCCCATCTTAGTCAGCACTGCTACTAAGAGTGCAATGATAAAGCCTGTCGTGCCAATCATAATTGCTTCCATGCGCTTGACGCGACCAAACAGATCTTTAAATTGAATTCGCATTTCTGTTTGCATGGCAATTACCTCTTTCTCAAGACCGTCAATCCGCTCATGCGCAGAAGCTACTGTACGTTTGTCCATTTTTTATTCCTATGGTTTCGTCGGCCAATCGGCGTCTTCTAGGTTAGGCCAATTCTCATGTGCCGTAAGATTCCGCAAGGAAGTCCTGTATATAGCCCATCCCGCTTTCGCCTCATTAATCACAGGGCTATCTGGCATCTGTGTCCAATCGCTGTCACTGAGTAACTGATTGCGTATGTCACGGTTGGCGGCAGCAGCCCTATCGTCAAGGCCAGCTTGATATGCAGCCTCATGCTCTGCTTTAGTGGTTGTTATGCCATCCTCGTCAGTCGTATCGGCAAACATATCCCGTGCAACGTAGTTCTCTACCCAATTACCGTTAGCGTCTTGGACAACACCATCACGCACAGAGTTCTGATACTGTGTAGTTGTAGCCGCTGGGCTGCGTAGGACTGCATCAAGATCAAGTGCATCTAGTGTTGCTGCCTGCCATGTACGAGGCAAAGACATGTTGGGGTTAGCTGCACGCCATTGCCCCTGTGTTTTTACTTCGCCTGTAGTTCTGTTTCTGTATTCACTCATAGTTGATTTTCCTTATAAGTGTTGATTGTTATGCGATTGCGTAGAAGATGTATGTTACTCCAGATGCGTTGAATGACGTACCAGCGGTTGATGTTATTGTGAATCCTGAAGAGAGAGGGTCAATCCAATCTTTGTTGTCAAACTCAGCGGCCGTGTCTTCAAGTTTCAGCGTAGGGTCATCCCCTGCGACAATACCCCTCGCAGAATCCACCGTATACCAACTACCACCACCACTATCATCTGCGGTTTTAATAAACACAAACCTAGCACCGCTTGTGAAACCACAGTCTACGTTTAAAGTATTGCCCGTACCCGTGTAGCTCCCCACCTTCGACACACCGGGTGCGCTTGCGAATAGGTAGGCTATGTAGTTGGAGCTAGACGCATTAACGTAAGGCTGATCTGATAAGCTAAAAGAAGCATCTGTAGGCAATGTCCCGTTCCAAAAGCTCCCAGCTCTAGCCTCATCTGTGTCATTTATACTTAGATAGTAATCTTCTGGGCTTGAGTTTGAGCCTTTATGATAGCAAATCCAGTCATATGTTGAGCTTCTATTCTTCACCCACATCATCTCAGGTACAACACCAAGGTTATGGCTTACAGTGCGACCTGACGTTCCGTTACCCGTGTATGCCACCGCATCGAAATAGCCCGGCGCACGTTTCCACATCCAAGATACATAGGTTCCGCTTGACCAATTAGTTCTAGTGTCTGTGCCTATTTCAATACCATCCATAAAGTCAAAGCCAGTGATGCTGTCAGTATTGTTAGTCAACTCTGCATGGGTATTGGGTGTGTTAAGCAATACATTAGCACCCCTTAACCTGTCAGCTACAGCGTTTGTATCTCCAGCGGCAGACCTTGATTGTACTATTGCTAAATCAACGGGAAAGGCAGAAGGTATAATGCGACCTGCCGTACTGTTACCACTATAAGCATCAACATCAAACACCTCAGTCGCATCCTCTGGCACAGCAAGAGGGCCACGGCGGATTGCCATGTAGATGTAGTCTGAGCCAGAGCCGTTTGCGCCCTCTCCGGCAATTGCAGAAAAGCCATCGGGATGTAGTGTAACATTTTTCCATGTAGTAGCTTCAGCATTGCCCGAGTTTGCACTTAAAGTTGGGTCTGCTCCACCAGAAGTCATCCCACGTATACTATCCATAATCAACCAACCGCTACTAGTGTTGGTTCTTTTAATCATTAGCCACTGCGGCTCAAACCCCACATCAATTTTATTAGAACCATCAGTTGTTCCGTCCCCAGTATAACTCCCACACTTGATAACATCAGCATCACCATCAGGGCCGAACTCACCGTCACCATCGTTGTGTGCGAATAGGTAGGCAACGTAGGTTTGACCGCTTCTGTTTGTTATATTTCCACCAACGGTAAAGGTAGTGCTTGTAGGTGCTGTATCGCCCCAATAAGCATCATTATTAACCCTAGAATCTGTTAGATTTAGAAATATACCGTAATCTTCTGGCGCAGAGGAATCTACTCCTCTATGGTAGCCAATCCAATCTTCTGTACCATCACCTAAGTTTTTAACTAATATCATCCCTGGAGCAGAACCTAAATTGTGTGATACATTTCTTGGATGTGATCCCGTACCAGTATAAGTCACCACATCAAAGAACTTAGGGGCTTTGCGGAATGTCCAAGAGGCGTATTCTCTTCCACTTCTATGAAACCCATCTTCATTTGCCCAATTACCTAAAGAATAACCATTAGAGTTAAAAGCAGTTACACCCTCTTGAGCATAACTGTCAGTTCTGAGGGCTGCTGTAGATTCGGATCGTAAATATTTACCAACACCATTTACTGTATCTACAAGTCTATGACCGTGACCATGACTTCTTGATTTAGTCCAAATTAAACCACCTTCGCCACTTAGATCAATGCCATTAGTAATTGTTTGCGCAGAGCCTGTACCCTCATACAAATAAGTGCTGAACACCTCATCAATATCAAGGCCACCACCACCAGTAGCAGAACCAGCAGCGGCTTGGAGCATTTTCTTTTTAGTAGCCATGTGTGAAGCTCCCTAGCCTAATGCCTGTCCAGCTGTGAAGCCATACCAGTTAGTGCCACCGTCACGGGTGGTGAACACGAAGATGTCCTTAGCGTTAGCTGCCGCTGTGAGTGTTGGTGCAGTTGCAGCAGGCCAGTCTACGCTTGAGGGCCATGTCACTGTGTAACCAGAGCCACCGCTGTTCTGGATGATCTCAATGCTAAACGTGTAGGCTGTACCAGATGCGGGTGGGTTAGTGAATGTGAACGTAGAGTTGCCAGAGAGAACGAGGCTGAATGAGTTACCTGTCTCACAGTTTACCGCTGGGGATGTACCAGAGAGGGCTGCGTAGGTCTCGTTGTAGCTGTCAGCTATTAGTTCGCCTGTTACGTCAATACCGTTAGATTGCGTTTGCAAAACAGTTGCGTTGTCATGGTACAAGCGAACATAACTGTCCTCTACGCATCGTATATAAGTATGATTGTTTGATGCCTTGAGGGACATGATAGTGCCAGAAATATTCAGATCACCCGTACCTAATTCTGAAATATATGAGCTATTGTTGGATGAACTGTGATATATTTTTAAGTCGTTGCCCGTTCCGAATTGTATAATTTCATCATCGGGTACAGTGACATCGCCATTCCTATCCTTAGCAACTAACGGAAAGCCGCCAGCTGTTGAGCCATCGTGAACAACGATTGTGTTTTTATCTGTATCGACGGTCACTTCTTTAGCAGCACCAGTAAACGATGAGTGCTGTGATGTTGTACCGCCGCGTAGTCTAATAGAAGTAGCCATGTTTTAGTCCTTACACGATTGAGCCGCCATCAATGACGCCGCCTGTTATATTTACGTTGTTAGCATTTTGAGATGCCATTGTCCCACTATCAGTAATGTTAGCTAATACATGGGTGTGAGATAACGCAGCATAGTCTGCATCATGATTGTGAGCCGCTGCCGCAAAGTCACCAGTAGCAGAAGTTGCTGCCGTACCCAAACCTAAGTTTGTTCTGGCAGATGCTGCGCTTTGTAAGTCTGATAAGTTGCTTGCTTGAGCTAAGAAACCAGAGCCAGCAGTAACACCAGCCTCCCAAGCAGACCCATTGTAGATCTTTAGTGTAGTGCTTGACGTATTATAGAACAAATCTCCAACATCAAGACTTGTAGAAGGCTCACTAGATCCTACACGATAGCGTTCAGCAAAGTCATTTATGCCAGAAACATTAGATGCAACAGTAGAAACATCAGCACTAATTCCAGCAACAGCTGTAACATCGCTTGTTATTCCAGCAACACTTGTAACATTAGCCGAAATACCAGCAACGCTAGTTACATTAGAGCTAATTCCAGCAACAGTAGATACGTCACTTGATATGCCAGCAACAGTTGTAAGGTTAGAGCTACTCATACTAGCAACAGTAGTCACATCAGAGCTTATTCCAGCAACGGAAGTAATGTCATCTAAGTTGTTAAATACTGTAACAATGAAACCATCAGGTGATCCTGACGTACCACTTGTTGCGTTAGTAATTGAACCAAAGTCGTATTCAGAACCAGCAACAAAACTGCCTGACGTTAGGTCACTTGCAATTGTTGTAATGTTTGAATTGGCTCCAGCAACAGTTGTAATATTTGCATTAGCCCCAGCAACAGTTGAGACATTAGCAGATATTCCAGACACTGTAACAACATCAGAGGTAATAGCAGCCACCGCTGTAACCTCTGCGGATACATCACCAAGCGCATCAATCTCTGTAGCTAAGTCAGCCAGAGCATCCATGTCGGTAATGATTGCAGAAGTAGCTAAAGTATTCATGTCAGAGATTACATCAGCAACACCAAGCAAACCAATCTCTGTAGTTTTAGCCGCTAATGCTTGTATATCTGCACTATCACCAGCAACAGTTGTAACATTTGAGCTAATTCCAGCTACAGTTGTAATATTTGAGCTGATAGGCCCAAGGGCTTGTATATCAGAACTATCTCCAGCTACCGTTGTAACATTTGCTGAAATACCTGCGACTGTAGTTACGTTTGCATTGTTACCAGCAACAGTTGTTACGTTAGCAGATATGCCCGAGACTGTAGTTACATCAGTGCGGATTGTATTTACGTTTGTAATTGCGCCAGTCGCTGTAGTTCCGTCCTGAATGTCAGCAAGCAATGCAATGTCTGCGCTTACGTTGGCAAGGCTTTGAACATTAGCAATTTGAGGCCCAACCTCTACATCACCTGACGTTGCATTGAAGGCAAGAACAGTTCCCTTGCGATCATCAAGAAATGGAAGAGTATAGCTAGCAGCTGAATCTGAGTCTGCGGCTCGTATTGATCTAATGCTTTTATCTTGTACGTCAGCAGCTATAGCAATAATGCGATCTAGCTCTGTGTTCAACGCGCTAATCTGAAAGGGGCCAGATGTTGGGAAGTCAGCTGTGCGTTCAAGGTCAATTTCTCTGGTGATAACTACAGTAGAACCACCCGAGGCACCCGTTACAGATATTACAACGGTGCCAGTAGATCCATCACCCCCTGTTGTAGTGTAATGTGTAGTTAAAGTTTTAAGGACACTATCGACATATACGTTTAAGCTCTGTTCCGCAAAGAACTCAAACGGTACTGCAAACGTAGTCTGAGTTACGCCCTGCCCTACCGAATACGATATTCGCGGAGAGTTATCAGAAAGATTGATAGTCATGTGTCATTCCTTTTTTCATCGACTAGCAAGTTGATAGAATTTCATCAACGCACAATTAGTATCTACCGAAACCAGATGGGCCATCATCAATCTCAGTTTCTAGCATTCGCGTGTATTTATTAACCATGTCTTTCCACATCCAAAGATTAGAAAATGGCAGAGCGCGGATAAACTCTTTGCTTCCTTCTCCAACATTCCCTGTCAGCATATTAGCCATACCGTTGGCATACTCCATACCAATAGAAGGGCCAGCACCAAGCAAGCCAGTAACAGCATCAGTTGCACTAGGCTCTTGGGGGTATCTAGGCTGCAACGCCCCACCAGTAATGTTAGGGCCGCCTAATGCAAGGCTGGTACTCATAGCAGTATAGAACAAATCAGAGTAGATAGGTGCTATACCAGAGTAATCGAAGGCTCGAGCAAACTGATCTTGTGGTGACATCTCTACAAAGTCAGGGGTTTTGTATTGTAAAACTGTATATCCAAGGCCCATAGCAATTGCCGTACCTAAGAATTGATTCTTCAGTTGACCGTGGCCGTAAGCTGCGAGTGTTTTGTTTGTTGCCGCCAATGCGTAGCTATAGAACTGGAAGGGCAAACCAAGCAAACCATTCTCCACTCTAGCATAACCTGTGTACTTACTGTCTTCTTTCATGCCAAATTTTCTAGCAACGTGCATAGGAATGTAAGCTACACCATCGGTAATAATAGGTTTATCAGCTGGTGTACCCATTAAGATTGTATTTGCTATGCCAGAGCTAAGGGCGTTGCGAAACGATTGAACAGTCTCAGGCGTAACCCTAGCTTGTTTTTCTATCTCAGCTACAGCTAAGTCATTGATTGCATTTTCATAAGCAGCCAAACCTTTTTTAGTTCGCTTATCAAAGCCAAGAGACTTAGAAGAGTGCAGCGTGTGCATAATTTCGTGCATCTTAATGAAGGTAACATAATCGTCTGGCGTGTTTATAACCCCTGCTTTGATTGGGTTTACGCCCTCTACTCTAGGATTTTCCCAGCCACGATCCTGCCACATTACATCACGAATATAATCTTCATCTATGTAAACTTTATTCTCAGATTGCCTGTAGAATGCTGGCTTATATCTTCCGCTTTTGGTGAAAGATTCCGTTGGGCCGGTTACAATGTCGGCAGTAGTAGAGGGAAACTCAATTGTATTTGTCCAAGCCTCGGTGTTGGCCATATACATTCCTGCCTCAGACTTTTGCCAAGGCGCATTGGCAATTTTACCCGCTGTATCTAGGTCAATACCATACCGCAACAGATACTCTTGCTCCATCTTAGATGCTTTGCCTTGAGTCCAGCGTACAGAGTAATCAATTAACGTGTGGCTGCGCATCATGCCATCAAAGTCTTTAAAGATACGAGTGATGGGCGCCAAGCCGTTGAGCGCGTAGAAAGCATTCTTGCTCTTGTCCATGAAGTTAGAGCGCAATGGGTTATTACCCATATCATCTACAAGGCGTAGGTGAGAAGAACCCATCAATATCTCTAGTGCTTCACCAGCAATCCTCGCTTCCTTAGCCCCCATCTTTAACTGAGAGTCAGACAAAACACTAAACAAGCCCTTCATGGTCTTGCCTATACCGTGTTCCATCATAATCTTGGCGGGTTCAGTAATTGTAGATATACCAGCGGCACCAAGATAACCAAGCTGCGCTGCGCTTCGTAATACCTCAGCAGCTTTTTGGTTCATAGTGTCTGGCTCACGGACAACAGTTCCAGCAACTCGATCATACATATGACGTATATCTTTAGCAGCAGCGTTAGCCTGATCTACAGTCATGCCAGACTGAATCATCTCAGACATCTTGTCATCAATTACATCATCAATTTCTTGACCATCAAACTTTACTGAAAACTCATACTTAGCAGCAGTTCGCGCAGTGTATGCTTTCATAATAGAAACAGGATTGCGGTGCATGTAGTCAAGAACGAGCTTGTTAGGTATATCAATCCCACGATGCTTTAAGTGTTTAGACTTGCCGTATCCAAAGCTAGCAACATCTAAGTCGGTTACATCTCGCAAACCAAGAATAGAGTCCACTGCATCTGACGCACGTTTTGCAATTGCATTTTCATCAGTAGAAAATGTTGTCTTAACGTACTTGCCCATATTGTTTCTGCCATAACCCTCTGGGTTTTGCCGAAACCAATCCGCCAAAATCTTTTCTAATCCAGAACGATCTTTTGCAATAGCGTCTTTATCCCAATATCTAGGGCGGAATATCTCTTCATTTGCGGGGGATGTAGGGCCAGCAGCATCTATCTCTTCAAGCGTAGACTTGTGCTGTTTGATTATATCTGAGTTTTTATCAACGATACCCTTTAAGCGAGTGTATTCAGGCGTTCCACGATAACGCTCAATGCTAGAGTTAATGTTATCTATCTTCTTTTGACGTGCATCTATATCACGAATGTAGAAACCTTTATTGCCAATTAACCCCCTTTCGCTCAAGCGGGATTCCCATCTGCTATAAAAGTTATTAAGTTGATCCATAGCCTTAGCTTCAAAATCATCTGCTGGTTTTTGGCCACGCATTGCTTTTGAGTCAACGCTAGTTAACCACTCTTCAAAGTCAGAGCGTTTATACATATAATCTAATGGCTTAACTACGCCAGATCCTTGAGACTCACCCCAGATTGATACCATTTCATCGTAGGCTTGTACCCATTCGCCATCTCGTAGCTTCGCATTTTGGAAGACTGAGTTCTTAATTGCAAAACCCTGCTTGTTTGCTGCTAGCAAAATGCCAGCATCATTAGCAATATCAAGCATAGTTAGCTTAACGCTGTTAGGAACTTTCTCATCTTGTAAGACGCGCTTCATTGGCGTTGTTACAGATTTGAAAAGCCATGAATCAGTAAATGCGCTTGTTGCAATAGATGGATCTATCTCTACACCATCAAGGGGCTCAATAGCTTGACGTAGGTTTTCAATCTCAACTTCTGTTCTTTGT